CGGCCGGGCCGATGGGCCCGGGCCCGCCGTCCTTGCCGTCCTTGCCGTCGCGCCCACGTTTGACCATCAGCGACCACGCTTTCGAGCCCTCGCCGGGTTTCGTGGTCGTCGGCTCGTTGCAATGCCACGTCGACCCGCCCCAGGTCACGAGCTGGCCGCGCGCGTACGGTTGGCTGTCGACGTAGACGCCGCACCACTCGAGGCCGGGCGTGCCATCCGCGCCCGCGGGTCCCGGCGCGCCATCCTGGCCGGCCGGTCCCGGCGTTGGCGGGCGCGTCTCGACCACGGCGAGACGTTCGCGCATCAGGCCGATCTCGGTCGTGGCGGTGACGAGGCCCGCGAGCTGGACGTCGAGCACCTGCACATGTGTGGCGACCTCGCCGAGCGCGCGCTGCACGTAGTCGCGTACGACGGGGGCGATCCCCTCGACGATGGCCGCGATCTCGTCCTGGGTCATGCGGCCACGTCCAGCGCCTTGGTGAGCAGATGCCGCACGTTGGCGGCGACCTGATCCTTCGGCACCTGGTCCGCCGCCGGCGTGGACGGCGGCGCGGCCATCGGCGCCGGTGCCGGTTTGCTAAACGGATCACTCGCATCGCGCTGCGCGAGCGCCTTGAGCGAGAACATCTGCTGCTGCATGTACGGCGTGTCGCCGCCCTCGACGGGCCCGAGACCGTAGTACCGCTCGCGCGCTTCGTCGGGCGACATGGCCCCGGCGCCGATCGCATCCGCCGCGGCCTTGGTCTTGGTCGCCGTGTCCATCCAAATCAAATCGTCGATGTCGAGCTCGGTGCCGTACTGCGTGCTGCTGGTCGCGGGCGTCAGGCCGAGGCCCTCGTCGAGCGCGTTCTCGAAGTTCGTGATCAACGACTGCAGACAGAGCGAGTGATACATCTGCCACAGCGACTCGAGCGACACGCCGCGCGGCAACTCGCCGACACCAATCAGGAACGACGGCACGTGAAACACGCTGCAGATCGTGCCGGCGGTCCAGCCCAGTTGCTGGATCAGTTGCGCGTCCACCGCGTTCATCGAGAGCTGCGTGTACTTGATGTCGGCCGTGATGACGGCGACGCGGCCGGCGTTGCCGGGCCCGTTGAACGTCTCCCAATCGGTCTTGGCCTGGGCGAGCTGGTCGGGGGTCATCCCCGCCGGCGCCGTGATCAACCCGCTCGGGCGACTGCCATTGGTAAAGAACGCGCTCGAGGTCGCCTGGATCGCGAGCCCTTGCAGCGCCGCGGTCGCGCACGCATAAATCGGCGACATGCCCACGAGCGGATGAAACAAGCACACCATCCGGTCGTGGATGATCTCGCTCGCCGGCAGGATGAACTGGTCCGCGGGCTCGCGCGCGAGCGCCAGGCTGCCCGACAGGTTGTCGTGCTGCAGTTGGTAGTACACGCCGCCATCGGGCGCGACCAGCGGCGTGACGCGCAACGGGTCGAGCACGTAGAGCGCGACCACGACGCCGCGCGCATCGCGCTCTTTCAGGATGTAGGCGTTGCCCCACATTAGTTTCGACGTGATCCACTGCTCGACGAATTTGGTCGTGGTCTGGTAACGGTTCGGTTTGCGCAGCACCGGCGAGAACGCGGGCGAGCTCGTCTCCTCCCACATGTCGTCGTCGTTCTCCTCGACCAGGCGCAGCGTGAGTTTGCCGATGTCCTGGGCAATGAGCGTGACGCACGCGAACACGGGCGCGTACTGCAGGACCTGATCGCGGCGGCCTTCGACGTTGACCTGCCACGCCCCGGCGTACGGTTCGCGGACGACGAGCGGATACCAGCCGCCGCCGGTGACTGCGCCGGGACTGTACGGCGCCGTCAACGCCTTCGCCGTCAGCTCGAGCCCGCGGCCGAACAAGCGCAGCCGGATACTCGCCATTACCGGGCCGCGGTCACCGCGAACGTCAGCGCGTTGCTCGCGCCGACCGTCACGGGCACATCGCCCGGGACCGCGACGGCGGCGGCGTCGACCGCCGCCGAGAGTTCGGTCGCCGACACGAACGTGGTCGGGACGGCCGCGCCGTTCCAGGTGACGGCATCGCCGTCAACGAACCCGGTCCCCGCGACTTGCACCGTGACCGCCGTACCGACAACGCCGGTCGCCGGGGTCAGCGTCGTGAGGACGGGCGCGGCGCCCCCGCCGCCGGTGTCCGTCCAGCCCTCGATCGACACGAACCCGATCGCGCGCAGCGTTTCGGCCAAGGCGCGGTCCGTCACCGCGTACGTCTCGCCTTCCGCGTGCGCCTGGTCGTTCTCGGTGTGATACGTGCGCACCGTCATATCGATCGACTCACCGGCCGCGCGCGCGTCACCGGTCTTGTTGCGAGCGTCACCGGCCATGTTTGGATCCTTTCGCGACCCGTTCGACGGGGGCCGTCGTCACGACGAACGCGAACTTCGCGACCGTGAGCACCTCGACGTGGTCGGGGTCGACGAGAATGGTGTCGCCGGCGTGCGGGTACTGGCCGTCCCAGTACCCGTCACGCTGGACGATCATCGGAATACGGGCGTCAGCCATGCCTACGCCGAGTAGGTCGCGACGGTGTACTGGACGCACCCCGTGCGCGCTTTTTTCCAATTGATAAAGCGTTCCGCGCGGAGCCCGACGAGGTTGTTCTGCCAGAGCGAGGTCAACACCGTCGTCGCGATCGGCGGGTTGTCGAGCGCCGTATCCATCTGCACCGACGCTTCACGGCTGACGTCGATCGTCACCCCGCCGTCATCGGCATAGAGCACCTGGTTGGGCTGAATCAACGCGACCGTTGTGCCGGCGACCTGCGAGGTGATCGCCTGGTAGCCCATGATGGTCCCGCCCTGCTGCGACATCGCCGGGAACAACGGCTGGCCGAGCGGGTTCAGCGCGTTGGTGAACGCGAGCGCGTTGGTCTCCGACAGCACGAGCACGGCGCCGGCCGTCGAGATATTCAGCGCGGTCATGGCGTTCGCCATCGCCGCGACGTCGGTCCGCGCGTTGGCCGGCGTGGCGCCAGCCGTGGTAATGGGGGTGACGCCGTTGGTCACCGAGCCGGGCGCGACGCCCGCGACCGCGGCCACCGCCGGGTCGATGAATTGCTGATCGAGGTAGGCGGCGATCCCGGCCACCATGTCGCGCCGGATGACCTCCTCGGCCGACGGCGTCGAGGTGCGCGCGAGCTCCTCGGTGATCACGATGATCCCGGCGCACTTGGTGACCCCGAGCGTGATGGTCGCGAACGCCAGTTTGCCCACCGGCTTGGGCGCGCCCTGGCCGACCCACTGATACGTGCCGCCGCCGGTCTGACTGGCGACCGACACGTTGAACGGCACGCGTACGAACCCGGGCACCTTGCCGAGAATCGTCGCGGGGCGCAGCAGCGCGAGGAACTCGTCGGTCAGCGGTTTCATCGGGGCGAGTGGACCGGCCCAACTCGCATCAGTCGTCGTCCCGGCCGCGACGGCGGCCTTGAGGACGAGTTCGACTTCCGGCGTCGAATCGGTCCAGCGTTTCGCATACTCGACGGCCTGCATCGTCGACCCGCGCGAGACCGCGAGCGCCTGGCAGTAGCGGATGAACGCGGTGCCCGGCGCGACGTTGGCCTTGACCGAGATGATCGGCACGCCGCTGCGCTGAAGACTGGCTTGTTCCGGCGTCGCCGCCGTGATCGGCGTCGCCTTCGTCATCACAGCCGTCGCCTCGAGGGCCTTGAGGCGTACGAGATGCGCGTCGATGGCTTTGAGTTCAGCGGTCAAGCCGTCGTATTCGTCCGTCTCGGCCTGGTCGAGCGTCGCGCCGGCGTCGGCCGACTTGGTCATCATCGCCGTCATCCGCGCGTGCTTGCCGGCGCGGCTGGTCTCGAAACTCGTGATCTGTTCGTTGATGGTTTTCTGTTCCATGGGGCGCGCGTCCTTGTCGACGCGCACAATTGGGAGCGTGTCCCTGTCGCGGGACGGATGACGGCCAGGCGCGGCCAGGTCGAGCGATTTGATCATCGCGATCGTTGTGCGGCCGTTGGCCGGCACGGTGACCAGCGACAGTTCGTAAATTTCGGTTTTGAGAAAGCGGAACCCGTTGGTCGCTTTGTTAAACGCTTTTTCGCGAGACAGGAACCCGATCGAGACGCCCGCGAAGAGGCCGGCCTTGATGCTCTGCCAGGCTTCCTCGACGCGATCGCGCACGGCGCCAGGCTCGTTGATGGTCGGGAGCGTGGCCTCGAAGACCAGGCCATCGGCCGTCGGGGGCTGGAACGTGACGGTCCCGACCGGTTTCTCCATGTTGTGATGGAGCAACAGCGGCACTGGATTCAGGAATGAAATACCGGCCGGTTCGACCACGTCGCCCATGCGATCGGGTTCGGGCGTCGATGCAATGCCGCCGATCACCCGGGTCGTGTCGTTCACCGACCGAACTTCGAGCACGGCGTACGCGCGGTTCAGCATGGGTGCCCGCTAGCGTGCACCTGAGCGGTTCAACCGCCTATTTTGTGAATTTTTTCTCGGGCGTCGCGTCGGCAATCAGCCGGCGGATCACTTCCGGCACGCTGACGGACGTGCGCTGCGCTTCGGTACAGAGAGCATCGAATTGTTTCGTGGGGAGCGACACGCCGACCCGCACGGACGGGTCGGTCGCGTCGAGCGGCGGACGGCCTGGCGGTCGTTTGCTCATGGCGGGCCTTTCATCCGAGCACAATCATCGAATAGCTTGGCCGCTTCTCGGCGGCCAGGTAGTCGCGCCGATGGATCGCGTTCACGAGCGCGCTCGCGCCGTCGATCCGTTCCGTCGAGACTTTCTTCGACAGTTTCAGGTTCCCGACCGCGTCCTGCTCGACCGCAATGTTGGAGATGTTCCAGCGCAGGACCGGGTGCCC